AGTGTGTGCTGTAGATATACCTGACGCTAAGTGTCATTGGTATGTCATGGCACCTGACAATACATTCGGTGAAGGTTTTGATTGGGAAGAAGCACCATGGTTTGATGCTACTGGATTGAATGATGTAGCACCTATGCAAAAAGAAACAGTAGTACAAAAACTACAACATTAACATTATGAAAGATCAAGCATCAGTAGGAAAAGAGTCCTCTGCTATCAAATATGATAGAGCATTATCTCTATTCACAGAGTCAGTAATGAAACCAGACCATGACCTTCGTGGTTGTGCACATAACCAAGGTTGTTATGATGAATTAATGGAGATACGTGAACACGTTTTAGAGTATCTTAGAACATTAAAAGAAGTCACACATCATACTAATCCAGATGAGAGTGATGAATTAGAAACTGAAAAATTAATTGCAGCAAAGGACAAAACAGATGTAGAATCTCTACCATATACAAAGTGGAGATAGATGAGCGACGTTAATTTTAACGAACACAAAGTGTTTCGTGAGACAGAAGATGTTATCTTCTATGATATATCTGTAGAGGAATCAAACGCTGCTGACCTTGTAGTGCATACAGGTCCTGCTATCTCACCTCCACCTGATTGTGTAGGAGGTAAACAGTTCTACATTCATAGTTTTCAAGATGATTGTAATCGTGTAGTATCGGGTGAAAGAACCTTTGAGTTGATCAATAGAGATTGGAAGAATCAATACCATATAGTACATCTTAATAGACACAGTGGTGCTTTAGTAATACCACGTAATACATTTCATAGGTCAGTGTCAGGTAAGGATGGATCAATAGTAATCAATCAAGCAACAAGGTATCCTGGTTTTGATCCTCATGCTGAGTTCTATCCAGTGTCCACAGCAGAGAACAGAGAATTGTATAATATACTAAGAAACGTTAATCCTGTTATACATACTTTAGGTGAGTAAATGAAGACAAATGGATCAAGATGAAGCAATGTTCGGTGCTGAGGTAAAACCACAGAAACCAAAAAGAAAACCAAACTGGACTAAGATAGGTGTTGTAATTGTTAGTACACTAGTTGGTCTTTCACATATTGGTATGATTGGTACGATTGCCAATCGTAGAACTACAAAACTACCAGAAATTAATCTACCTGTAGGTCCTTATACTTCTTACAAGGTAACAGCAAGTAAGGAAGGATATCAAATTAGTTACAAATCAAATGACCCCAAAGTCATGTATACCACTAAGGATATTAAAACTAAAGGTGGTTTCTTAGGACTAGCAAACAACACTCAAAAGAGTGTAGAAGAGTATACTATGGATGGTGATGTTCATATTAAACCAGAGTCATCACAAGTAAGTAAAGGTACTTTAAAATCAGAAGCATGCATCGAAGCAATTGGTGCTGCAAAAGGAACAGGTAAACTTGTAGGTACTAGTATGGGTGCTGCTGCTGCACCTGCTGTGAGTGGTATTCCTTTCGTAGGTTGGGTTGCTGCAGGTTGGATAGCAATGTTCGGTGGAGAACAAGGTGCACAGATAGGTGGTAACATGGCAGAAGATCTTAACAAAAATTGTTAGATATATATTAAGTAACAAAACTTAACATATTAAATGATCGGAGCACTCTCTACATTGAAGATGGTAGGGTTAATACTAGTAAATGTGACAGTACTGACAACAGTAGTGATACTAACCCTACAATATGTCATCAAAGAATAACTTGACAACTGTTTAGTATAGTGGTATACTAAATAAATTCATAACAAAGGGATCGAAAGATCGTGCCCCTGCGTATGTAAAAGTACCCCATGTCGGGGGTACTATCATCCGCAAGGGTTTTTTATTGCCTTGCGAGATAATTCAAACAAACATGTCTTTTAAATCAACAATCGCTGCAGTAGCAGCAACTCCTCTTCTAGTATCTGGTGCAGCTTTTGCTGGTCCATATGTCAATATCGAAGCAAGTGGATCATATCCTGATGGAGCATATTCTTCTGGTGGAATCGAAGCAGTAGTAGGATACGAAGGAGAAACAGAAGGTGGTCTTGGATACTACGTTTCTGGTGGTCCTGTTGTAACTCATCTTGAGTCAACTGACGAGTTCGGTGACGTTGAACTAATAGGATACCTTGGTGGTTCTTATGATAAGTTCTACGCAGAACTATCTGGTGTTACTAACGAAGATGACATCGACTGGGGTGCTAAAGCAGGTGTGAAGTTCACATTCTAAGTCCATACGGATCAAATTTATGAGGGGTGCTTGACACCCCTCTTTTTTATGCTAGGATGGACATGCCTTTATTATAGATAAAATTAAAAGAACAATTTTCACCAAATGTTATCAAACATAACTGTATATTCTAAGAACGACTGTCCTTATTGTCAGAAAGTATGTAAATTATTTGATGCATTAGAAGTAAACTATGTCGTTTATAAACTCAACGAACACTTCAGTAAGAAAGCATTTTATAATGAGTTCGGTGAAGGTTCCACATTCCCCCAAGTCACCATCGGTGCACGTAGAATTGGTGGGTCAAAAGAAACAGTTACTTATTTAAAAGAGAATGGATTGGTATGAAGACGAGTTTTACCCATTGGTAGAACAAGCAATAGAAGAATCATTCAATGGTAGATACTTATTTAATTGCTACCTTTACTTAAAACATAACAAAGCAACCAAACCTCAAGTCAGAAAATTTTGTGAAAGTTCAACTGCTGCAGAGTTATCTGCAACAACTCTTGAATTGGAACAGTACATTAAGGGAGGGGATCAAACCCTACGTGAAGCTTACGGTCACATACCCAAACCAACAGCACGTAAGATTAAAACCTATCTTTATAGAATACTAGAGGATGCATGGAAGTATGAACTCGAAAGGAAACCAGGAAGGAAACCAAAACCCAAAACCAAAAGAAGAAAAGTCGCCACTAAATAAAGGTGATGAGTTCATGCTACGTAGGAGGTTAGGCAAAGAACCCGAACCAAAAGAGAACACAACTATAGTTTTAAATGGAGGTAAAGCCATGGACATGGCAGTTGTACTTACCCTGTCTACATTGATTACTATCGGTGGGACAATTATTGGATTTGTTATTGGGTGGTTTGCAAACAGTTACTATTTGAATTACATAGAAGTTCTTTCAGATGGTAAAGAAACTGAAGAGAGCATTAAACTTACACAACATCCAGAGATGATGGATGAGAATGGTAACCCTATTCCATTCCAAATTGCTAAACTTATCAGCGTCGAATTTGATGAGAAGGATGCGTTCACACGTGACCCCTTTACAGATTTAGATGATTGATATATAATATTACTATTGATATAGAATTATGAAACTTTTGATTTCGGAAGTTATTAAAAAGGCATCTAATGCCAAAACAAAAGCAGAGAAAATTAAAATCCTACAGGATAACAATAGTCAAGCACTACGTTCTGTTTTAAAATGGAATTTTGAACCTGCTATTGAATCAGACATACCAGAAGGTGAAGTTCCTTTTAAAAGAAATGATGCACCTATGGGTACTGAACATACTATGCTAGAAAGAGAAGGAAGAAACCTTTGGAGGTTTATCAAAGGTGCTAACACTCTTACTAGATTTAAGCGTGAACAATTATTCATCCAATTACTAGAAGGTCTTCATGAAAGTGAAGCAGACATAATCTGTTTGGTAAAAGACAAACAATTGCATAAGAAGTATAGAATTACTAAGGCAGTTGTAACCTCTGCTTTTCCTAACATTCAGTGGTCAGAATGACAACAGAATCTAAACCAAAGATGGAAAAGAAAAGAGTTTCTTTTACAGAACAAGAGATCCTAGAATATCAACTCAAAGTTTTTAAACATGATATTCTAGAGAAAGATATTGACAAGACAAAGTACCCACAGGGAACTACTCTTGTCATTTATAGTATTGGTGAAGAGATTATCAATGATCTTGTACTCTCACAAAAGAGTTCACTTGTATTTGATGCTTACTATGATAAACTCAAGACATTAGGTGGCAAATTATTGCACTTAAACTCTTGGTATGGTACAATCAGTCCAAAGATGTGGGATGCAAATCCTAAACCTAAAAACCAAAGGAAAAAGAAATGATTGACGATTACGAAATCAAAGCAAGAGAAGTATGTATGACTTCCTTATCTCATTCTAAGGTAGAGTTCGACAACAAAGCATATACTTTTTGTCAGAAAGCAATTGATGTAGGTGACATCAAATGGGATACTTCTGAAGAAGATATCGCAACCATGTATGGTTACTATCAAGATAAAGGTTTTATTTAATTTATGGTAAAATTGATTAGTATTACTCCTGATGCTGAGAAGACAATGGGGTTCATTGCTAGGGTTTCTAACCCTAAGAACCAAGAGAACCCAAATGTATCAGGACTGTTGAGTTATTGTATCAAACATCAGCATTGGTCTGTATTTGAGCAAGCACACATGACTTTAGAAATCGAGACAACTAGAGGTCTCGGTGCACAGATCTTGAGACATAGATCTTTTACATTCCAAGAATTTAGTCAAAGGTATGCTGACACTAACATGTTAGGCAACATACCTATACCAGATTTAAGGAGACAAGACAAAACCAATCGCCAAAATTCTATCAATGATATCCCCAAGAATCAGAAGGAGAATCTCCAAAAGAACATTGCTCGTTACTTCGCTGAAGGAATTGATCTTTACAATGAACTCATTCGTGAGGGGATTGCGAAGGAATGTGCGAGGTTTGTTCTCCCGTTAGCAACACCAACTAAAATTTATATGACAGGTAGTATACGTTCTTGGATTCACTACATAGAATTACGTTCTGCTCATGGTACTCAGAAAGAGCACATGGATATAGTAGAAGATTGTAGAACTGTATTTAAAGAACAGTTACCTGTAGTATCGGAGGCATTATCATGGTAGAGGACTTTGCTGCACAAATAAAACTGGGAACAAAGAAATCCCATTCAATGGCAGAGAATACATCCTTTGTTACATCGTTCCTGAGAGGGGTTGTAAGCGAGGAAAGTTATCGAACCTTAGTATCTAACCTTTACTTTGTTTACACTGCCTTAGAGGACGTTGCAGAGCACTTAAAGGACAACGATGAAGTGAGTCCAATATTGTTTGAGGAATTAAAACGTCACAAGTCATTAGCAAAAGATTTAGATTACTTTTATGGAGAAGGGTGGCATGAAAACATATATCCTAGTGATGCTACCAAAAGATATATTGATAGGATAAGAGAGGTAGGTCGTCAAGAACCATACCTATTCATAGGACACCATTACACTAGGTACATGGGTGATCTATCTGGTGGTCAGATATTAAAAGGGATTGCAAAGAAGTCATTGAAAATAGGTGATGAAGCATTTAATTTCTATGAGTTCAAAGATATACTCAATCCAGTTGACTTTAAAAATAACTATAGAGGTACATTAAATTGTTTGCCCTTGACACAAACGCAAGTTGATGGGATAATAACAGAAGCAAACTATGCTTTCAGATTAAACATGTATATGTTTGAGGAGTTAGCAGGTAGTGCACCCAAAACTATGCTTCAAATCATAGGAACTTTAGTCGGTGAGTTTATTGCCGAGATGATTGTATCTAAGAGGTTTAGGTAATGCCAACTTACGAATTTAGAGATAAAGATACAGGAGAAACCTTTGAAAAAAGGATGTCCATGCTTGACCTCGATAAATATAAGGAGGACAATCCTAACTTAGAACAGTATCATTCCACTTATCCTGGTTTGGTTGCTGATGCTCATGTAAGAGACAAGAGACCTGATGGTTTCAAAGATGTCTTGAAGAGTATTAAGAAAGCAAATCCTGGTTCAACTATCGACACCAACTTTACTAGCAACATTTAAATGCCACGTAATAGAAAGAAAACTTCTGATTTCGATTTCGTAAACAGTTCCCCTAAGAAGATGAGACGTAAGAAACCAATTAACTCAGAACAATTAACTGAGATCAAACCTCTGACTGATAATCAGAAGTTAGTTTTTGATGCTTACGAAGAGAATAAGAACCTATTCTTATATGGTTGTGCAGGTACAGGTAAAACATTCATTGCAATGTACCTAGCATTAAAAGAGATTCTATCTAACAAGACAGCGTACGAGAAACTTTATGTTGTACGTTCACTTGTACCAACCAGAGAGATTGGATTCTTACCAGGTGATCATGAGGATAAAGCACATCTATATCAAATACCTTATCAGAATATGGTAAAGTATATGTTTAAGATGCCTGATGATCCTGCATTTGAAATGCTTTATGATAATCTAAAAGCACAAGAAACAATTTCATTCTGGAGTACATCTTTCTTACGTGGTACTACTTTAGACAATGCCATAGTACTTGTTGATGAGTGTCAGAATTTAAACTTCCATGAGTTAGATTCAATTATGACTCGTGTTGGTAATGATTCTAAAATTATCTTTGCTGGTGACATAGCACAAACAGATTTAGTAAAGACAAATGAAAAGAATGGTATCCTTGACTTCATGAAGATACTTGAGATCATGGATGAGTTCGCTAACATTGAGTTCGATGTCAACGATATTGTTAGAAGTGGTTTAATTAGAAACTACATCATTACTAAATTACAAATAGGTCTTTAATGTTTAATCATGTTATTATGGAGATGTCTCTTGAAGATATCTGTGCAAGAAATGTAGGAGGTAAGAGAGTATATGAGGTAGGGGATCAAAGGTATCCATCTATTTCTACTATCTGTTCCTTTAGAAATAGAAAATCTATTGCTGAATGGAGAGCACGAGTTGGTGCTGAAGAAGCAAACAAGATTTCTAAACGTGCTACTACTGCAGGTACTACAGTTCATAGTATGATTGAAGATTATCTTAACAATGAACTAGAACTTGAAAAGTATAATGGTAAACATCTTGCTAAGATACTTTTCACGCAAGCAAAACCAATGCTTGCACGAATAAACAACATTCACTTTCAAGAAGCACCACTATACAGTCACGAGTTTGCAATAGCAGGTAGAGTTGACTGCATAGCAGAGTTCGATGGTAAGTTATCAATCATCGACTTCAAGACATCCTCTAAAGAAAAGAAAGAGGAATGGATTGAGGGGTACTTGGTACAAGAGACAGGTTATGCTAAAATGTATGAGGAAAGATCTGGTATTAAAGTCGAACAGATCGTTACTCTTATAACTTGTCAAACTGGGGACACACAGGTATTCATAAAGAATCCTGATGACTATGTGCCTTTATTGAGAGATTACATTCAAGAGTATAACGATGCCCAGTAAATCTAAAAACATTAATGAATTAATTGACGACACCTTTATGGATAAGAACAAATTCTCCATGACGATTGAGAACATCGTTAAAGAT